GGCCTGTTGATGATAGCCCACACAACTCTCATTTGAAGTGGGATGGCAAAGTTAGTGAAGATGTAAACTTTGATGGAAGGTTTAGTTCTGTCGAGCCTCTGAAGACACAGCAACCCGGTCGCAAAAAACCATACAAATGGAACCACAGAGCTTTGCAGAACTGGATCATGGGTCAAGCAGATCCTGCTGGGTTCCTTTCATCTGTCATGCTCGGCAAAGAGATTTTCCCTGTTTATGCACAGGACGAGGAAGGCAATTTGAAACACGTTGGAAAAATTGCTGCAGACCCTGAGTTAAGAATATCAGCTGCCAAAACTTTGTTGGCCAAATGCGTTCCTGATCTGAAGGCAGTTGAGATCAATCAAACGATTGAAGAACGCAAGGTCATCGACATCAGTGCATTGAGTGATAATGACCTCACCACAATTGAACGAGTTCTTGAACACGCTGTCATTGACGGAGATCCGGGCGGAGAAGATGCGGAGATCCTTGAAGCAGTTCATCCTGAACTCTTGGCAAGTAATAGAGCCGGGACGTAACTTTTACGACAACTGGCACATTGATGCGATCTGTGAATATCTGCAGGCTGTGGCAGAAGGTGATATTCGTCGGCTGATAATTAACATTCCTCCAAGGCACATGAAGAGCATAACATCTTCAGTTGCCCTCCCGGCATGGCTGTGGACGCGCGATCCTCAGAAAAGGTTCTTGTTTGCATCATACGCCAGTTCTCTGTCAATAAGGGATTCGGTCAAGTGCAGAAGGCTGATTGACTCTCCTTGGTACAGAGAGCATTTTGGAGAAAACTTTAGCCTGACAACTGACCAGAATCAGAAACAAAGATTTGACAATGACAAGACAGGCTACCGCATAGCAACCTCTGTTGATGGTGCGTTGACTGGTGAAGGTGGCGACATAATTGTTATTGACGACCCACACAATGTCCGGGAAGCAGAAAGTTCTACTGTCCGGGAAGGTGTTCTTGAGTGGTGGGATCAGGCGATGCAGACTCGTCTCAATGACCCGCAGACTGGTGCCTTTGTTATTATTATGCAGCGTGTGCACGAAGCTGATTTGACCGGGCACATTTTGGCGAATGATCTTGGCGATGAATGGAGTCACCTTTGTCTTCCTGCTCGTTACGAGCCTGATCACCCGTCAATCATCAGTGGATCTGGTGGTGGGCTTGACCCGAGAACCGAGCGTGGCGAGCTGCTTTGGCCAGAGCGTGTTGATGAGAATACCTTGTCTAACCTAGAGCGTTCGCTTGGAGAATATGCTGCAGCTGGTCAACTTCAACAAAGACCAATGCCTCGTGGTGGCACAATCCTCAAAAGCAAATGGTGGCGTGCTTGGGAGAAAGAAGAGCTTCCCGACATCCAATATGTCATTCAATCTTGGGACACTGCCTATTCTACCAAGGAGAGAACTAGCTATTCCGCCCGGACAACATGGGGTGTGTTTATGTTTGAGAACACATGGAATGCAATTGCTCTTGATTGCTGGTATGACAGAGTTAGCTATCCAGACCTCCGCAGAGAAGCTCAAGACGCATATTCAGCGTATGAACCGGATGCTGTGCTCATAGAAAAGAAGGCATCTGGGCAAAGTTTAATACAAGATTTGAGAATGGCCGGAATCCCTGTACTCGAGTATATGCCTGACAGAGACAAGGAAGCTCGTGCCCATGCAGCATCAGCTTTACTTGAAGATGGACGAATTTGGTTTCCATTTCAGCGAAAATGGGCTAAAGATCTAATAAGTATATGTGCAGCATTTCCTGCAGGCGAAAATGATGATATAGTAGACACATGCACTCAGGCTTGGTTGCGCTTAAGAAAAGGTTGGTTTCTCACTCATTCAGAAGATTGGGAGGATGAGGAAGAGCAGCCTAAACAAAAGGTGGTGATGTATGGCTAAAGATCCGACCGCTGTTATTCCGTTTTCTGAGGGTGCTCCTGGAGACAACCTCGAAGTTGAAGAGCTTCCAACAGGTGAAGTTCTTGTTGGGGCATTTGATTCGAGGCAAGAAGAGTCTGAAACTGAATTCGATCAGAATCTTGTTGGTGAAATCGACCAGAGAGAACTGAAGGCTTCTGCTTCTGAGCTTATTGATTATTTCGAAGCTGACAAAGCTGGCCGGATGGAGTGGGAACAGCGATACAAGGATGGTCTGAAAACTCTCGATCCTGACGGCAATCTCCAAGACGATGACGAGGATCGTGCGATTCGTGGCTTGAGCCAAGTTGTTCATCCGCTGATTGCTGAGGCTGCAACACAGTTTCAATCACGGGCGATTGCCGAGCTTTATCCTTCCGGTGGTCCAGTGCGCACTGTCATTGTTGGTGAAGCGAATGACGAGCTTGAAGAGCAAGCAACTCGTGTCAAGCAATACATGAACTATCAGATCACACAGGAGATGCCAGAGTTCTTTCCGGATCTGGACAAAATGCTTTTCCATCTGCCTTTGGTTGGCCAGACATTCAAAAAGGTGTGGTATGACCCATCTTTCGAAAGGCTGACAGCACGTTTTGTTCAGGCAGAAGATTTTGTCGTCTCCCCGGACAGCACCGATCTGAAAACTTCACCGCGTTATACACACATCATTAAGCTGTCTCGTAATGACTACAACCGATTCGTCAAAGCTGGTTATTACGAGCCTCTCGATTCTTATGTTGCTGGTAGCGACGATGATTCTGGAACAGTTGAGCAGATCGAGGGAATCTCTCCTTACGACGCAGAGCGCGATGATGGAACAGTTGTTCTCCTTGAGATGCACACCTATCACATGTTCGATGGCATTGATGGTGCTGATTCGTCAGACGAAGATGGAGTTGCGCTGCCATACTGCATAACGATTGATCAAAGCACTGAGAAGATTGTTTCTGTTCGCAGGAACTGGCGGGAAGATGACGAACGACAAGAGAAGCGCGAATGGTTCGTTGAATACAAGTTCCTCCCGGGTCTAGGCTTCTATGGCTTTGGTCTCTATCACATCATTGGTGGTCTGGGAAAGGTCGCCACAGGTTCTCTGCGTGCTCTCTTAGATTCTGCTGCTTTCTCAAACATGCAAGGTGGCTTCAAGCTCAAAGGTCGTGTCCCCGGTGGTGAGATGGACATCGCACCCGGTGAGTTCGTTGATCTTGATGCAACGGTTGACGATGTTAAAAAGGCAGTCATGCCATTGCCTTTCAAGGAGCCATCAGGAACTTTGTTCCAGCTGCTTGGCTTTATTGTTGATGCTGGACAGCGTTTTGCAGCTATTGCAGACTTGAATGTTGGCGATGCGACGAACCAAGCTCCTGTTGGCACGACAGTTGCTCTCCTTGAGCAAGGCTCGAAGATCTTCAGCGCGGTGCACAAAAGGCTGCATGTTTCGCAAAGCAATGAGTTCAAGATCATGGTCGATCTCAACTCTATGCACCTCGATGACAGAGTAGAGTTTGCACAGGCTGGCGTTGCTAGTTTTATTCAGCGAGGAGACTTTGACGACCGCATAGATGTTATCCCGGTATCTGATCCTAACATATTCAGCGCAACCCAACGCATTGCACAGGCACAAGCCATTCTCCAGATGGCACAAAGTGCGCCACAGCTTCACGACATGTATGAAGCCTACAAACGGATGTATGAGGCTGTTCGTGTCCAGAACATTGATGAAATACTGAAAGAGCCAGAAGAAGCTGCACAGCTTGATCCTGTTGATGAGAACATGGCTGTTCTCCTCGGCAAACCAATCAAGGCTTTCAGCGAACAGAACCACGAAGCACACATCGCTGTTCATGTCCAGTTCATGAGTGATCCATCGCTTGCGGGCAATCCTGCAGCCAAAGCTCTGCAGCCGATTCTCATTGCACACATCGCAGAACACGTTGCGCTGTTGTATCGCTTGCGAATGGAGAAAGCCATGGGCATTGATATGCCAGAGCTGCCTAATCTCCGTGATCCCAAGTTCAAGTTCGATGACGTTCCGCAAGAGCTTGATGATGCAATCGCAGAGCGAGCTGCGCAGGTTGTTCAAAGTGTTCCGCAGATGCAACCAATCCCCGGACTGGCTGGTGTTGGTGGTCAGCAGCAGAATCCTCTAGAGTATGCAAAACAGCTTGCACAGCTTGAGGCTGATGCTTTGAAGGCTCGCACTGAGGCAGAGATCCAAGCTGATCAAGCCAAAGCACAGTCTGACATGGCAATAGATCAAGCCAAGGCACAACAACAGCTTCAAGCACAGATGATGAAGATGCAAGCTGACATGGAAGCCAAGATAGCTAAACTACAGGCTGAAGTTCAGATCGCACAGCAAAAAGCTAGTGCAGACATGCAATTGGAAGAGGCAAAGGCTGCTGCCGAGATCCAGCGTGATAATGTGAAAGCAGCACAAGAGGAAATTTTATAATGGCAGATCCTTACGGCGGAGACCGAACATTCACTGGCCCAACATCCACCAACATGGGTCCAATAACGGATCAGGAACTTGAGACGCTGAAAAGAGTCTCTCCATCTCGTCAACAGCAACTTGAGCAGAGAGCCTACCAGTCTTACATCGAAGCTCTCAGTCGTTTGCGCGCAGCTGAAGCTGCAGGCAACCCGAATGCAATGGGAATGTCCGGTGCTGCAGATGCACAGAATCGTTTGAATGCCATTCGGCAACCAATGGGTTCTGGCTCCGTGACTGATGCCGAGATGAGAGCATATCAGGATGCGATTACAAATCAAATTACACCTCAAATGAGACCAATGGGTTCCGGTTCAACTTCCGATGCTGAGTTTGATGCAATGATGCGTGCTGTTCAATCCGGCCAGATAACACCGGGACAAGCTGCAACGATGTCAACAGGTGTTGATGGTCCAACTGGTGGTGCGATGAGCGATGCCGACATGGGTGCCCTCGGAAATCTTGCAGAAGACATCAATGATCTCGGTTCGTTTTTAAGAAGTCTTCAACAAAAGAGGAATGCACAATGAAAATCATGAATTGGGTTAAATCTCGAATCGTTGAGCCGACAAGCTGGATTGCTGTTGGCGTTGGCGCGATAATTATTTCTATTGTTGTTCCGTCTGCAGCTGTTTATCTTTTGATTGCTGCAGCTGTGACAGTTGCTCTTGGAATCTTTATGAAGGAGAAAGGGAATGGCTGAAGACGTAGTTGATATGCGGGCAATGTTTGAAGCCAAGATGGGCTTCTCTGCTGACGATGTTCCGCTAGATGACACACAACTCGAGAACTTTTTGCTTCTCTGTCACGAAACCATGCTCAAAGATTCTGGCATGATGGAAGACGAAGAGATGATGGAAGACGAAGAGATGCAAGTCAAGGTCATCAAGATCCACGATGGGGATGTCCATGGCATGATGGACAAGGTGCTTAAAGGTCACAGCTACTAATGGCTGAAAAAATGACAAAAAAGCAGAAGATTGCCAAGCTCAAAAAGCAGAAGCCATCTCTCTATCGCAACATTAACCTCAAGAAACTTGGTGCAGGCAAGACTAAGAAGAAGCGCAAGGTTGGCTCCAAAGGTGCGCCAGCCAAAGGTGCTTTCAAGCGTGCAGCAAAGACTGCGAAAAAGCGATGAAAAAATCAGTCGCAGCTCCCAAAGGTTATCACTGGATGAAATCCGGGAAAGGAAAAGGACACAATTAATGGCTGCCAAAAAAACCCCAAGGAAACTGACGAGTCGCCAGCAAGCTGCCTTAAAAAAACATTCTGTTCATCATACTAAGAAGCACATGGATATGATGAGGAAAGCTATGCGTGGCGGAAGTACATTTTCTGCTGCACACAAAATGGCTCAGAAAAAAGTTGGTAAGTAATAATGGCTACATACAAGGGTCGCAAGGTCACTCTTAACAAACCTCGTCGCATTGCCAAAGGTGAGACAAGCCATGGCAAGAAAAAGTCTGTTGTTTATGTTATGGATGGCGGTAAAGTTAAGCGTGTGACTTTTGGTGATCCGAATATGAAGATAAAGAAGAACCAGAAAGGTCGGAGAAGCAATTTCCGGTCACGACACAACTGCGACAATCCCGGACCAAAGACTAAAGCTCGGTATTGGTCATGTCGCGCATGGTAAGGAGACCATTATGAATTACGGTAAAAAGCGCAGCACGAACAAAAAAGTCATGAAGAAAAAAGTGATGAAGAAGAAGAAAAAGCCAATGGGCAAAAAGCGCGGATACTAATGCCAGTCCGGAAAGTCAAAGGCGGCTACAGATGGGGCAGTTCTGGCAAGGTCTACAAGACCAAGGCAGCAGCCGAACGTCAGGGTCGTGCCATCTATGCCTCTGGCTACAAAAAGAAGGGTGGCAGGAAAAAATAAATGGCTAGAGCTAAGATAAAAAAGGTTGCTGCCGCAGAGATCCGCGCTGCCAAGAAGTTTCTTGAGCGTCGTGGTCTTAAGAGCACAGAGATCTCGCCACGCAAGTTTGCTCAGGCAGCAAAGGAGCTTGACGAGTCGTTCAACGACACACTCGTTATCTTGGCTCGTGAAATTGAAGGAGGGCAAGGCTAATGGCTGGTAAAGGTAAAATAGTCCGTGGGGCATTG